TTCAAGATGTGCCAGCTCATACGAACACGGATGATAGATATTAAAGCCGTAAAAAAATCTCAAGAGAGAAGATATTTTCTACATATCGACCGATACCGGGTCTTGATTCCATATTATTATGATATATAATTTTGTCAATACAAGATTTAAGCAATGTGTTCTTATGCCTTGCGGGAACGGAAGGGTCAAGCAGGGCATTCAGACAATTTGTGAACCGCATGATCTTTTCATTATAATCTATGACAGGTGGAACAGATGCTTTTGCCTGATTCAGGGCATTAACTGTCATGGACATCTGTTCCTGTAATTTGGCGTTACGGAGGGCATATTCCTCTTTGGTGTATATACCATCTTCGTAAGCATCCTTCTGACGCAGGTCCTTGTTTTTTAATTTCTGTAGATCCATTTCCAAATTTTGTATTACTGCTTTATGGATCCTGGATGCATTACCAGCATCATTATTCAGCTTAACTTCAAAGTCAGCTATAGTATCCTGCAGGGTTTTGACAACCCGATCCAGAAACGCATTGTACTGTACTGACTTTGTTTTGCATATCGCCTGATTGGCGCAGAGCATACTTTCTGACATATGACCTGTTCCCCTTTGCCTGTATTGTTTGAAAGTCATTGCTCTGCCGCAGGTTCCACAGAAGAGAATGCCAGCAAAGGGATTGGACAGTTCCATATTTTTTCTGACCTTCGGATTTTTCCCTTTTCGTCCTAAGGCCGCCTGATACGTGGCTTCATCAACAATGGCAGGATGTTTTCCGTCAACATAGATCCATTTGGATATATCTTTTTCACGTGGCCTGGTTTTGGTTATCAGACCGTTGACCATGATCTTCTGAGTTTTGGCATGATTCCAACGGATCTTCCCGATATAGACAGGATTTTCAAGGATATCCTTGATCGAAGCGGGAGACCAGTGATCTAATTTCTGTGGTTTAATACCAATATGGTCTAAATGCCTTGCTATTTTGGTGTAACCATAGTCTTCTGTGATAAACAAGTGAAACATTAATCTAATCGCCTCTGCTTCTGCTGGTATAATCTCAAGCGTGTAGCAGGCATTCTTCCCGGAGCCTATTTTGATCTTTTTGTACCCATAAGGGGCTACTGATCCGATAAAGTTTCCCTGATTTACGGATGCAATCCGACCACGGTTCAATATCTTCTTGGTATATTCTAGGTAATCATTGCCCCTCATTAACTCCATTTCAAAGAATTTGCGATCATATTCGTCAGCCAGATCATAGGTTTTAGGAGGTGTGATAACAAGAGTATTGGTATAGCGAAAAGTATTGATGATCTTACCACAGTCTTCCAGATCTCCACGGGATAATCTCTGGGGTTCGATGACGAGGGCTGCTTTCTTGCTTCCAGATTCCAAGATCTTCATAACCTGTTGCATAACCGGACGGTCTGCAATGGTTTCACCAGACACGACCTCACGGAAGATATTATCTTCAGGAATGTGATTACCGAAGACAGCGAGAGCGTAGTCTTGAAGCTGTGTTTCATGCTTAAAAAGGACCTCTTCAACAGACATGGATGGATCATCTGAACGTGATTTCCTAAGGTATATAATGACTTCGGTTATGGAAAATAGACTGATATCGTATGACATAGTATCATCCTCCTTGTAAATCTTATGGTATCGGGGCATAAAAATGCCCGGTGCTTGTATTTTCACCGGGAAAATGATACAATTTCACTTGTGTAGGGCGATTGTATCGGTTTTCCCGATATGGTTCCTGATCTGCTCCGGTACGCCAATACTGGGGCAGATTTATTATTTAAATTGCATAATTGACAATATAAGCTGGTATGATATAATACATACAAGATAACTTGTGAAGGAATAACACTGGGTCCCAGAAAGGGGTAGGTATTTACTGAGCATTCCCATGTGCCTGGGGTTATCTTGTTTTTTTTGATTTTTTTAGACTTTCTACAAAGCCAGTTGGGTTTTTCTCAATTTCCGCGATAATAAAATCTATAAACTGTTGTGAGTAAGTGAAAGAATGCTGATTACCAATTATATGTTCATAAGCATACTTGGCTTCTTGCTTTACATTATAAAAATCCACTATTAAGTTCAGAACATATGGATTAAACCCAGATGCATACCCCAATTTAATATTCTTTTTTTTCAATCGTTCCTGAACGGCGGTAATTACATTGTTATATGAATACTTATGGGTATCGGAAGGATCCTTTAAATCCTTAATCATTGCCGCTTTGGTATCAGAGTCTGAAACTATACTAATGGAAAAATCGGCTTCGTCTTTTTTCTTTGTAATATACAATTTTTGACGAATATTAATAGCAAATTTTGAAGAGTTGTATTCCTCGCTTAGTACATCCAATTCGTTTCCTTGCTTTATTAGTTTTTCAGCAACTGCTGGAGAATATTTAAGCCTGATCTCTTCATTGCTAAGCGGTTCATAGCGTGCGGAAATCGTAAGAAAATTCTGTGCGATATACTTGGTGATATCAATTTTATGGAAACGTTGAATTTCATTAACAAAATTTAAGACACAAGCCTGAAATAAAGGAGCATATTTAATTTCATAATCTTCCGTAATATAGTGTGTGCTGATGTTTCTTAGTTCTATTATTTTTTCAAGATTAAGTCTGATACGTGTATTTTTATCAGTATATATTTTTCTGATTACAACATCGACACTTAGAGTCCTGTCAGGCTTATCACAAAAGTAAATACTTTCCCCACGTTTGAGTAGAGTTGCTTTTAACATAAGTTCCCATGCATTGATTATAAAAAATGAAAATCCTTCAATTCTATACTTAATGGTTGGCTTATTATAAATTTCTAAACCCATAATAAAGGCTTCAATACTTTTGTCAACTAATCTTTTTTCGATATCTTCCATATAGTTCCTCCATTTTTTATATCAATTCGACAACTCCTAAAGACTTGAAATAGATATTGTCGCCGAAATGTATCTTCAAACCGTTCCGGTATTGGCGTACTGGGGCAGATTTTTTATTTTGCTGAATTAATTAATGTGATTAATTTATTTCTATCCCATAATTTTACTCCAAGCATTGATGCTTCTTCCTTTGCCTGTTCGGTAAAGTACTGGTTAGTTAAGACGACAGCAATATCTTTGTGGTAAATGCTCTTTCCTGTATGAGCTTGCTGAACGGCAGCATTTCCAATATTGGAAGAGTAACATTTGCATTGAATGGCGTAAGAAATGTCATCTTTTTCTGCCAATATGTCAATGCCGTGGTCAGCACTGGTTTGTGTGACTTCAATGTTATAGAAGCCGTTCTTCAGAAGAAGCTTGGCGCAATAGTTTTCAAAGCTTAATCCATCCATGTCATCTAGTTCACTTAAATTTCGATGAATTAAGATTTCTGGATCAGGATGAATAGACATCAATAGTGTGTTTTTAAAATGTTCAGCATCATATATTTTTAATAGATCTTCCTTTACACCTAACGATAGCCGTTTGGCATCTAAGGTTGAAAATAGTAAACAATATATGCCGGTCCTTTCACTGTTCATCAACAACTGAATCAGATCCTCGCTTAATTGCTGATCTGAACGGAGAGGGTAAAATTCTGAAATAACAAAAATAATATAAGGTAGTTTGACATAAGATGTTTCTGTTATATTGACAGAATTATAAGCATTGATATCTTTTACATTACAATTAGCAAATTTCAGTAATCTATCTTTTTTCTCAGAATTCAGCCAGTGAATAACTGTAACTAGCTTGCTTTTTTCTGAAACTATAGGTGTGAGCAGTTGGGGCAATGTTTTATATGCAAAATATTCAATATTATCATCAAATATTATAAAACGTAAAGTTTTTGATGAATTGTAAGTGATAATAAAATTAATTATATCTAGTTGGGATTCATTTTTGCATTTGTCTACCAATGTATTTTTTAACATGGATAGCATTTTCCCATCATTTGAAAAATTGGTATCTATACCTAAGGAACTTTTAATGATATCTTCATCAGGGAGCGAAAGTGGGGATATAACATTCGCAATTACTGGTGGTTGTGGTGGAGCGGAAATCAAATTTGAAAATGTAACTTGATCCATAAGAATACGACGAGGTTTAGTACCTTCTTCTTCACTCACAACACCAAGTTCATAAAGTTGATCCATGATTTTAGCAGCTCTACTGAAACCAATCTTGAACATTCGTTGTAGCATACCAATAGATGCTTTATCTTTTTCGATAATAAATCTTCCGGCTTCAACAATATATTCATCTAAGTTATTTGATTCATTATACGGAATTGTACAATATGAATCTTTAATATTTTTCATACCATTATTGGGTTCTATAAAATCTTTGTTATTTCTAAAAAAGTTCATTAAAACTCCTTAGTATTATTCGTATATAAGTTATCATTTTGGATCTGATGAGGTATCATCTAAGCTTTCAGTCCAAGCCTTTACAGCTCTCTGATAATTTATTTCATCAACCTTTTTCTCCCTGGAGATTTCCTCATCAAAAAACTGTCAATCTTTTCATTTGCTTCGATATCAAGGTTTTCTTTTTTATTAACGAATAGCCCGATTTCTGCAATGAGCACAATGAAAGAATACCCTTTAAAAAGAAATATTGATAAAATGAATACGGCAATTTCAATCAATAGATATACTAGGAGTTTTTTCCTTTTTTCCTCTTGCACATTATCCATAAAGCTATTGGCATCTCTGGGCTTGAATTTCTTTAGTTTTATTTTAGGAGTGGCAGCTTCCTGATAATAGTTGTTGATCATTACTGTATTATCATTTCCTTTTATACTTACCGTACTTTCTTTGGGAAGTTCTCTGCCACAATATGAACAAAATCTTCCGGTAACTTCAGCACCGCAACTAGGACATTCCATAGTTATATCTCCATGTTATGTGCACAAGTTTCAATGTCTTGTACATTTTTCTTATCAAAATCTGTGTTTATGATATGGTTAAGTGCATGTATATACGCTTCTTGTTGTCTTTCATGGGACAGCCTGGAATTAAGGAATATAGTGTAGCTATCATCCCTGTTTTTAACAATCTGTTCACCAATAAGTACATCCATATCTATAAGTTGTGTATTAATATCCAATTTCATCACCTACTATTATATGTAGCACTTAAGCTGTCCCAAAATCAGGACTTACAAATTTTTATTAGTTTCCTGCTTGTAAAGATTCTTCATAAATTCCATATGTGCTTTGAATCTTTCCGGCGGCATATTTCGCTTCATGTCGAAGAGGGATCGCATATCTGGATCCTCGAACATTTCCTGCGCCATTTTAGCAGACTCTTCATTGAGATAGTAGCCAGTTGATTCTTCACCAGTCATAAGATAATCAACTGATACATTAAAGTATTCTGCAATTCTTTGCAAACGATCGTCTTTTATAGTAGCTGCTTTGGCAAGAGAGCCATTACTGAAACCAAGTTCCTTTTCTAAAGCCTTTATAGATGTGTGGTTCTTTGCACAAAGGGCTCTAATTCTATCTATAGTAGCCATAGAGACTCCTTTCTTAACAAAAGGTAGAAAAAAATCTACCAAAAAGTATTGACAAAGTAGAACATCATCTATATACTTTACTCATAGGGTAGAAAAAGTTCTACCGCACAAAGATATTATAAAGAAAATGCTCATTATGTCTGGACAACATTATTGTAGATTATTTTCTATCATATGTCAACAGTGTGGTAGAACAATTTCTTCATATTTTATAGGAGGTGATAATTTGATATATGAAAAGGTGCTTAGTCTTGCTGCAGATAGGGGTATGAGTATATCGGAATTGGAGAAAAAAGCTGGGTTATCAAAGGCATCAATATCCAAGTGGAAAAAATCCAGTCCAACAGCAGGAAATCTTAAGGCAGTAGCTAAGGTACTTCATGTCAAGGTAGACAAGCTACTGGAGTAGAAAGGAGGGATACGAAATGGTGTTAAAGGTATCAAAGGTCGATGAACGTAAATTCTTTCAGATCAATAATGAAATTGTGGAGATTAAAGATTACAAAATTAAAAGCTACGCAGATGGTTCTACAGAGCTTTTAATAGTCATCGAGGGAAATGTCAATGTATTTGAGACATCAGCCAACCTAACAACGTAGAAGAAATTGCACCGGTAATCCAAGAATTTCTTTCCATGACAGCAGAAAACTTGGAGAGAATTCCCTTCTGGGCAGGAATCCGGTCATTAACAAGCATTTCAAGCAATGATGAAAGTGAACGTTTGCATACATACCTCCTAAGAATGATATAGGAGATTGTATCACAAAAAGTGACAAATACAAAGCGGAAAGGATGATGAAGATGGGAAAGTTGGCAGTACAGGAAATGGAAAAGAGACTGGATATTCGGAAAACAGTTGATTCAGTAATTGAATCGGTTGGAGAGAGAATCAAGAGCAATGATACGCTACCTGGTGAGTATGCAGACACAATAAAGGCTCTCGCAGAGTTGGTAACCGCAAGAGCTGCGCTTGTTCAGGGCAATGAGAAGATTAATGAGGAAATTTTGCAGAATCAGATGAGTAGTTTTGAACAGATTCTTGCGGAAGTGCCACAGGAAATTAAGACATTGGAAGTGGATGCAGAGAAAAAGATATTTAAGCTGAATGGAATTGATTTTGCAGATAGCTGTGATTATTTTAGTGTTTCATGTACAGCGACAGAAGGATTCAGAATCAGAATGGAACTTTCAAAGCGTATTATCTGCGCCAATTATGGAATCGACAATACGCTGAAAGAACCAGTTACAGTACTTACTAAGGAATAAATTTGGATATAAATTCAGTTAATTCCTTTAGATTGTTTTTGAATCTGTTTTCCATGTACTCAATAGCTAATGGAGTTAATTCAAATGCATCTGAAAGATAGACTTTCAAATAGCCGGATTTACTTAATTCCATAACGGTAGAAGAAAAATCATCTTCATGCCAAGAAGCAAAGCGATTATTTTCGCTTTTATAATTATCAGAAAAACATTTAGCTTTGGTTTTTGAACTACCGGAGTTGATTCTTTCTAAATAGTCATGATAACAGATACAAATAAATTTATCAGCATCTTTAGTCATATGCATTTCTCCTTTCTTATGTACTCGGCATGGCGGTGCCTGTACTCAAAATTATAGGAGAAACGGATGAAAATTACAATGAGACAGTAAAGAAATTACTGGGAAAGGAGAAAAGAATGGTTACGGTTTTAAAAACAGCGATCATCTGTGCCACTATCGTGGCCGTGGTCTATCTGCTCATGAAGAGCGGGGATGATAAGAAAAAAGACGATCAGAAAGGAGAAGAGTAGGAGTATCTGGACAATCGGTAACAGCATAGCATCTACAAAAGGAAGAAAGGGGGAGTAAGAAGTATGGATACCTATTCAAAAACAATTATACAGGAATTTCCGAATGGCCAGAATATTATTCACGTCCCTGACCTGACAGATGAGGAGCGAAACAAGCGGTACGGGCAGCTTAAACGTGCCGCAGAAGCATTACTTAAGGATGCAGAGAGACTGAAGGAGGAGAAACAGAATGCTGAGACATGCGCTTGACGGGATCGCCACTGTTGGAGTGATCCTCGGAGTTGCCGGTATTGCCGGCGTAATCGAATTCGGGACAAGCCCGGTACCCTGTGTGATCGCAATCTCCATTGGGATAGGATCAGGGATGCTGAGCAGCAGGTTAAGAGAAAGGAGGGAACTTTGTGAAACGGATATTTTCATTGATTCTGACAGTAGTGCTAATCGCAGGATCCGCACTCAACGTAAAAGCAGCAAACATAGAAGAGCCGTTTAAGATATACACCACGGCTTACTGCCAGGGAACCACTACCTACTCGGGTGTACCGGTCAGAGCAGGGATCTGTGCCGTAAAGAAGGAATGGATTGGAAAATGCGCCATTGTTTATAAATGTGAGCCAGATGGCAGCATTGGTGATTTCCTTGGTTACTGGGAATGCCTTGATACAGGATTTGGCGGTGACGCTGATGAAGATGGTGTTGGCAGCATTGAGGACGGAAGGGTCATTGATATGTATTTTCCGACACTGGAGGAATGTAAGAACTGGATGAAGCTGACCGGCGGTAAGGTGTATGTGCAGCTGATCGATGCGGAGGGATGAAAGATGGCTACCAATAAGCAGAATAATAGCCCCGGTACTTTGGCGAGCCTCGGAGCTATTAAAAAATAACACTTGGTATGCTATTCCTGTCTTTATATTAAGGCAGGGGAAAGGAAAAGTCAAATGAAAATTGATAAGGAAAGATATGAACAACTTGTTGATCTTGAAACCCGTATCAATGTACTTCACTCATTTTTACTACGGGATAAGCTCATGAGTGCCAAGGATATTTTTCTGATCCTTGGAGATAAGGCTAATGCATCTGCCTGTGAAGAGGAGGAAAGGCTGAGAGACGAAGAGTTCAGAAAAAGCTTTCTGCAGAAGAAGGAGGACACAGAGTGAGATACCTGGAATGTAGATGGTGTCATGGACGGTGTGATCCGGGGGATCTGATAGATGGCATATGTCTTGAATGTCTGGAAGAGGAACAGCAGAGGATCCTCAGAAAGAGAAGCGTGGCACAGATCATGAGCAGTCCATGTTATCAGATGGAAATGCAGTTGGAGGCTATGAAGTGATGGAAGATGTAAAGAAAGGCAAGGCTGTTGATGAGTCATGGAATGAGATAGAATACCGGGTTCCGGTAGGAAATAGAAATCTGAGACAGAGAAGAGCCTATGATGAGGCAGAAAGAGAGGAATAAGAATAATGAGCACATTATATGAATTAACCGGAGATTATATGAATCTCCTTGAATGGCTGGAAGATGAAGAGAATCTGGAAGATGCTGCAGTAAAGGATACCCTTGACGGAATCGGGGGAGCTATTGAAGATAAGGCAGATAATTATGCCAAGATCATTAAAGAACTTAAGGCAGAGGCTAAGAAGTTTGCAGAGGAAAAGAAACGTCTGGAAGAACGGCAGCAGGCAATGGAGAACCGTGCAAAACTGTTAAATAAGCATTTGTATGACAGCATGAAGCTGACTGGAAAGACAAAGTTTAAAACAGGGCTTTTCAGTTTTGGTATTCAGAAGAATGGTGGTCTGCAGCCTATTGAGATTGATACAGAGAATGTTCCGGATGAATGCATGAAGAAAGAACCTGATAATACATTAATCCGTCAGGCATTAAAGGAAGGTAAGGAACTTCCGTTTGTCACCTTGAAAGAGTATGGAGATCATTTAGTGATCCGATAGGAGGCAGCATGAATAGATTCAGAGAACTGACGTCAGGCGATATTGAATGCCGTATTAATACGATTTCCGCTAAAGGATGCTCTCTTCTGCTTTATAAGGATGCCCGTTGTGATATGAAAATCTTGGATGAAACAGTAGGTCCGGAAAACTGGAAAAGGTCTCATGAGCTAATTAATGGAAATCTGTTCTGCAATGTATCAATCTATGATCCTGATAAGAAAGAATGGGTTACGAAACAGGATGTAGGTACAGAGAGTTATACAGAAAAAGAAAAAGGACAAGCCTCTGATGCATTTAAGCGTGCCTGCTTTAACTGGGGAATTGGAAGAGAACTTTATACTTCTCCATTTATCTGGATTAATACGGATGGAGTCACATTAAAAGAGGTGGAGCAGCAAGGGAAAAAGAAGTACACCACATATGATAAATTCCGGGTGACACAGATCATTATTGAAAATGGAGAGATAAAGGCACTTGCCATTAAAAATGATAGCATTGGGAAAATGGTCTTTAAGTATGATGCGAGAGGTGATGCTGATGCACAGCATGGTAACCCTAAATAAATACAGGGAAACAGATCAGGGCACAGAACTGCTTATCACCGTGCCGCACAGAAAACTCGGAGATATGCTGTCAGAACGGTGTATCAGACATGCAGAAATGCGATTTGATGATGGGAGAACTATTTCCATTGAGCAGAGAAAGAAAGCATATGCCACGATAAGAGATATTGCGGATTATACCGGATATTTACCAGAGGAACAGAAAGAATGGTTGAAATATTTGTATATCGTACAGACAGGCAGTGATTATTTCAGTTTATCAGACTGTTCCATGACAACAGCAAGGGAATTTATTAATTGTATCTTGGAATATGCAATTGAAAATGGGATTCCGCTTTCAGAAAACGCCATAGAACGTACAGATGATATTGGCAGATATCTGTATTACTGCTTAAAGGCAAAGAAATGTGCTGTGTGTGGCAAAGATGGGGAAATACACCATGAGGATGCTATCGGAATGGGAAATGACCGGAGGAAAATTGATGACAGCAACCATAAGAAGATATGTCTCTGTAGGCTGCATCATACTATAGCGCATCAGAAAGGCGTGACAGCCTTTAGGGAGTGCTACAAGGTATATGGAATCATTTTTAAGGAGGACGAGGAAAGTGAACAGCAGAAGTAAAGGGGCACGTGGAGAAAGAGAAGTAGCAGGGATCCTGAGGGAGTATGGATATCCTTGCAGGCGAGGACAGCAGTATTCCGGTGCAAATGGTGACGCTGATGTTGTTGGACTTCCGGGAACCCATATAGAAGTAAAACGCAGGGAACGGCTGGATATCCATGATGCAATGGAACAGTCCGTCAGGGATGCCAGGGAAGGAGAAATGCCTACAGTATTTCACCGTAGGAATAATTATAACTGGCTTGTTACTATGCGGCTTGAGGACTTTATGAAGCTGTATGGGGATAGTCAATAAATGGTTGCAACACCTGCACCATAACGGTGAAGTCACCGGAATGGTCAAAAGAAACCGCTCATGAATGAAAGCATACCACAGTGCCATAATAGAAAGCCTCCTGCCGGGATCCCCGGTGGGAGGGGAAAGGAGCCTGATGGAGAAATTTGAAATGTATGTGCCGGCAGCAAGAGGAAAGCCTGCCGGAATAACCATAGCTGATCTGGTCCCGGTTGGACGGGAGAATGCCATTTCACGGCAGATGTTGGTTGCCTTGTGTGTAGAAAAGGGACTGGTATCAGACAGTATCAAAGATAAAGACAGAGCCATGAGGAATCTGCTTAAAGATGCGAGAAAAGAGTATGTGATCATAAACCTTTCTGACGGCAGAGGGTATTACAGGCCAACATACAAGGAAATGACGGACCTGAACAGATATATCCGGCAGGAGAAGAACAGAAAGAAAAAAGGTCCTGAAGATAAAAAGGCAGAAGCCCTTTTGGAAGATTATAGGAAAGGCAGATTGACAGAATGAATTATTTGGCTGAATTAAAAGCATTCTATGATACGCTCGCCATAAATTCACTTTCTTCACCTGATATAGCCTTATGGTACGCATTGCTGTCCATAGCTAATCGGTCGGGTTGGAAAACCGAGTTTACTGTAGCGTTATCGGTGTTAGCTTTCTATTCCGGCTCCAATGAATCATCTGTCAAACGGTCACGAAATAAGCTGATGCAATGCGGCTATATTACATACAGATCCAGAAAGGGAAATCAGTCAGCCGTATATCATATTAATAGTCTTGTGGTTCATAGTGAACCGCAAATTACACCACAAAGTGGTCTACAATGTGTGCCGCAAACTGTACCACAAAGTGTACCTATTAATAAAACTAAACTAAACGAAACAAATATACCCCCTATATCCCCCACAGGATTCAACAGCTTCTGGGAAGCCTACCCGAAGAAGGTAAGGATCCTGAAAGCGGAAGAGGCTTACAGGCAGATTTTGTTTGAGGACAGCAGCCTTGAAGAAAAGGATGTTGAGGTAGCGGCCTGTAATTACGCTGAAGCTGTAAGGATCATGGAAACAGAGGACAGATACATTCTGAACCCTGAAAATTTCCTGTTGAAAGGGGTGTATGCAGATTATCTGCCGGGGACGTATAAAAAGCCGCAGAGGACGCAGAGGGGCAAACCCTCAGGGCAGTTCAATCAGTTCATGCAGACTGATTATGATTTTGAAGCACTGGAAAAGGAGCTTCTTGGAGAGGGGGAAGGTAATGGACTGTAATTATCCCAAATGCACAGAGTGCACCTTATCAGATTGCGAGATGGAGGAAAAAGACATAGCAGCATTGCTTAAGCGCAGAAGGTGGGGAAGGAATCCGGAACTGTACAGGCAGAAGCAGAGGGACTACCGGAAGCGGATCAAAGACAATCTCCCGCATTGTGATGAATGTGATCTGTGTGTATTGGTGCAAAAAGAAAAGCAGGATGGCTGTCGTAGGTTGTGTGTTGAAGAAATGAGACTGATCGAGCAGAAAGTCTCAAACAGCCCACAATGGTGCAAAAAACGGCAGAAAGGATTTGACGGAAATGATAACAAAGAACAAGCAGGCGGCAATGGAGCAGTTTGTGAAGCTCCGGGAACAGGGCTATACAGTGGAGCAAACTGCTAGAAAAACAGGGTACTCAGCGAAAACCGTACAAAATTACCTGATGGATGCCGGCGCAACCAGGAAGAAAAAGGACTTTGACCAGTATAGAAGCGAAGTTATAAGGCTGTTCAAAGAAGGAAAGACCACGAGAGAGATTGCAAAGGTTACAGGCCTGTCACGTTCCTGTGTCGGTGACAATCTCAGAGATATGGGGTTGTACCGGTATAAGAATGTCGGCTGCAGCAGGACGGTGGAAGACATGATGGATGAATATGCAAATTATAGAGGACCATTGGAGCCGCAGCCTGTCAGATACAAGGTAAGCAGGTACAGGATCGGCGGCAAGGAATATGTGGATGATCTTACGCCATATGTCCTGTATCCGTCAGAGAAAATCGAACTTGAATATTAAGTGAAAGGAGTGAGAGGTTTGCTGGCCAGCGTGAAAGAGCTCTTTACTCCGATAAGAAATGAAAGAAGAATTTAGAAGCAGAGTGTATACAGATAGACCGGATTATGCAGATTTTGATTCTCCGGCAAAATTTACAGCAATACAGAGCATTATTGCAAAGCATTTAAGAGAACATCCTAAGTCAATATGTTCTTATTCTGGAGGAGCAGACAGTGATATTTTACTTGACCTGATCGAGCAAACAAGAAAGGTTTTTGGCTTACCACCTGTAAAATATGTGTTCTTCAATACTGGACTTGAAATGAAAGCCACGAAGGATCATGTAAAGGACATCGCAGAAAAGTATGGTGTAGAAATTGAGGAACACAGACCTAAAATCAATATCGTAATGGCTACAAGAAAATATGGGGTACCATTTGTGTCAAAGATCATGTCTTCCGGATTATCTGAGTGGCAGAAAAAGGGCATTCCACTTTCAATAGCACAGGAATATGAACAGGCAGAGGATAAAGCAGCGAAGCGTCAGGAATTGAAAGAGAGGTATCCGAAGTGCGAGAGCGTGATTAATTTTTTATGCTGTTGCAACTCAGCTGGCGAACCAAGACCAAACATTCAGTTAGTTATCAATTCATCGAAGTATATGCGTGATTTTATCGGTGAGTATCCACCTGATTTTCAGATAAGTGCCAAGTGCTGTGATTATTGCAAGAAGCAGGTTGCTCATGAGGTTCAGAAGGACTATGAAATGGTTATCACAGGCGAGCGCAGGGATGAGGGAGGAATGAGATCTGTTCCGAGAAAGGACAACACAGCTTTATGCTTTACAGAGACGGCAAGCGGTCAGTTCCGTTTAAGACCACTTTACTATGTTAGTGATAAGGATAAGGAATGGTATAAGCAATACCACGGAGTACGTTATTCTGATGCCTATGAGGTATATGGGCTTACACGTACTGGTTGCTGTGGCTGTCCAATTTCATACAAGGCAATTGATGATTTGGAGATAATCAGACCGTATGAGCCAAACGTAGTAAAGGCAGCATGGAATATTTTCGGGAAGAGTTATGAATACAGAAAAAAGTACAACGAATACAAAGAAAGGCGGAGACTGGAAGAAAAGCAGAAAGAGGAAAGTGATGATCAGATTGAGGGACAGATGAATATTACTGATTTCCCGGAGGTGCTGCCGTGACAATAGAAGATACTTGTAAGGAAATACAGAAGTCTATTCAGCGATGGAAAGATATCAACCGGAACGGATGCAATGATCCTTTCTGGACAGACGGTGTCAATATGAATCTTGTGAGGAATCACATCATTTACTACAAGCAGCAGTTGGAGGGCATATGCAGGAGTTCAAGGTGTGGACTGCCAGAAGAATATTATCTGGCAGTTCCACCGGAGGTAGATATCAATTATATGGCATACCTAAGGCAAAAAGACCGAGTAAAAAGACTTTTATCAATGGGAGATGTGCCTGTACTGAAACATTACAGTTATGACGAGCATCAGATGAGTTTATTTTAGCAGATCGGGCAGATCCGGTTTGCATAAGTTGGAGGAGAATTAAGAAATGAGAATAAAATTAAATGTAGCAATCGTAATTATGATGGTTTTATCCTGTCTGATTTCAGGATGTAGCGAAGCAGATAAGGTAAATGCCAATATTTCCAAGCAGGCAGATTATTTTGAATGTGAGAGAAAAATCACGGTATATAATGCCAGAACTGACATGATCATTCTTGAAGCAGAGGGGTATATGGCAATTTCCAATAATGAGAGTGGTGAGTTGGTATGCACCGTTAAGACAGGGCCGAATGAGTACCGGAAGAATTACATATACCTCAATGATTATACTATGTATGTTGTTGAAGATATAACCGGCACACATACGGATCCTTATCATTACAAGCTGTATTTCCACACAGAGATTCCGGTGGATGTAGAGACAAAGCCGTAATGGATGGAAGGAGGAGATCATGAGAGTATTACCGATTTTATTCAATACAGAAATGGTTCGGGCAATTCTGGACGGACGGAAGACCTGCACCCGGCGGCTGGTAAAACCACAACCTAAATCAAAGTTGTGTTACACATTCGCAGGGAGTGACGTTGGAACATGGGGATATCCTGATAAAACAGCACATGAAATATGGGGAGAAGAATTTAAACTTCCAATCGATGTTACAAAGAAAGAATTGAGTAAACGATGGAATCCATCATATCACACAGATGATATCCTGTATGTCCGGGAAACATGGTGCGGACTTCCAGTCAATGAAGCAGGTCATATGCGAGGTCATACCATCTATTATTACAAAGCTGATGGAGAACTTCGACCTAAAGGTTGGAGAGGCACTTGGCATCCGTCAATCCACATGCCAAAAGAAGCGGCGCGTATCTGGCTTAAAGTTACGGATGTAAGAGTAGAGCAGTTACAGGAAATCACAGAGGACGGAGCAAAAGCAGAGGGAATAAACAAAGAATGGGCCATGAGTTGGTGGGCGCCTACATACTATGACCCGGATAGTGGCGGTTATCCCGAATATAGAGATACATTTGCCTTTGAGGTTTGGAATAAAACCATCAAGAAATCCGACCTTGACCGGTACGGATGGTTTGCAAACCCTTATGTATTTGTAATCGAATTTGAGCGGTGTGAAAAGCCAGAAGATAATCAAAATTAAAGAAGGAGAGTGAAATGGCTATATTAAATTACACCACAACAGTGGATAGTTTTAAAACGGTGTCAGAAATCGAATATATCCTTATGAAACATAAGGCCAAAAGCATTATGAAGAATTATGAGGGTGAAACTATTACCGGATTGTCATTCCTGATAGATACCGGAGTACAGCAGATCCCGGTAAGGCTTCCAGTAAGGGTAGATGAATGTTTGGAAGTGCTGAAGCGGGAAAAGAAAAACAGTCCTCGTAGTAGCATTAAGGCTACCAGAGAGCAGGCTGAACGTGTGGCCTGGCGTATTTTGAAGGACTGGGTGGAAGCCCAAATGGCGCTGCTTGACATTCAGATGGTGCGGTTTGAAGAAATCTTCCTGCCGTACATTGAGACTCAGACTGGACAGACGATCTATGAAAGACTGGAAGAGAAGCAGTTTCTTCTTGAAGCAGTAAATTAAAGGAGTGGCAAGAGATGAAAATTGAATGTTTGAATTTAAGGCCTTGCAAATGTAAAGGAGAAAATTATCTGTTTCATTGTTGGGAACATTTTTCAGAGATTGTGGAACCATCACTATTGAAGGGTGGACATTGTGGTGGAGTAATTGGTTGTACTTTTGGAATTGTGGAAGATGAAAACGGAAAAGTTTTTCGTGTTCCTGCATATGAAATTACATTCACTGATAATAAGTTTAGAGAATATTGTTTTGTAGATTAAAATTAAAGTTTGACCCACTAGGGTAGAAAGAGGATAACATGGCAGATAATAAATTTGTATGCCCCAAATGCGGGAAAAGAGCATGGAAAAAGACAAATAGAAAAAATAAACTGAAGTGCACAACTCCCTACTGCGCTTATGTATCTCCCGAAATGACCGACGTAGAAATGGATGAAGTATTGAATTATGTACCTATTCCCCAGACTCCATTGGAATTGTGTATGGAAGAAATTCGTCAATCCTCACTATCGGTTGAAGAGTGGGATTCAGCGTATGGCATAGACTTAGATACTTTGGAAGAAATATTGAAAAAGTATCTAATCAACTAACTAAAAACTGAAAGTATGCAAAGAATGCAACTACCATTTTGGAGTTGTTGAGTGTGATGATTAAAGTTTAGTGGAGGTAAAATATATGATTCATGCAATATGTGACTTTTGTGGAAAAGATTGTGACAGAACAGCAACTTTATTATCAATGACACCTTTTCAGAATTTTGCAAGGTATCATACAGATAATGAACCGTATGGAAATAGAGAAAAAACTAGAAGTTTTGTGATTTGTTACGATTGTTGTAAAAAGCATAACCTTCCGAATCCGTATGAAACATATTCAGGGATTACTAAGCAAGAGGGACATTATGAGAAATGCCTTGATAATTACACGGATTCTGATCTTATCGAAGATAAAAAGTACGATAAGAGGTTTGATTAAACTTAAAGTTTAGTGGAGGGAAAAATGGAAATTACAAGAATTGAGCCAAGGATGTATACATATAGATTGGTTCCGAATAAGGAGGATGAAGAATATACATCCTGCATGTGGGCTAGATTTATATTTGACTGTGATAACGGCAGGTTAAATATCAATAGTGATGCCGGTGACTATTCCTATGGATGGGGATACAACGAACATGAAGATTTTATGAACCTTATGAGCAGAGTCAACAAAGGATATTTGTTAGACAAATTGTCGAGGAGAAGTGTTTTTCTGCTTGAAGAAAGCAAGAAAGAAACAATCGAGCGTATAGAGGATAACGGATGGGAAGCGTTTGGAATTGGATCAGAAGAAGATTGGGTACAGTTTAGGAAAGATATTCTTGATATTGATACTTGCAGTGAAGAAACTTTTTTCAGAACTGTTGATGACATTATCCCTGACATAGATTTTGAGTCCATTATAATCGAAAAAGATTATCCCTATGGTGCAAAAGTGGTTGTTGATATATTTGAGAAATATTTACAACCTAAAATCAAAGAGGAATTTGCATCAGTAAACTGAAAGGAACTATGGATATGGAGTGGAAAGAAGTTGAGCCAGAACAGAATGATTGGGAAAAGCAATATGATGTGGTTGCCTATTATGGCAGTGTCACCATAGGGAGTATTGTTTACTGTGGTGAAGGAATAGGATGGCAGTCAGTGATTGATGGTAACATGGATTTCATGGAAGCAGCATCCTTAGAAGCTGCAAAAGAGGAAATGATTAACAGGTTGGATAATTATTTCACAGATCAGATCAATTATTACAAGGAACTGCAGGAAAGTCTTGATGACCTAAACTGAAAATGTAATTGCAAAGAGTATGGGAGGAAATGAAAGGTGAAGAGTTTGCAGTTGTATGTATGTGAACATTGCGGAACGCAGTATAAGGATAAAAGCGAATGCAAGAAATGTGAAGATAGTCATAAAATTGCATTGGAAATCCATGATATGAGATTCCATGCTTGCAAGGATAGTGGTAATTATCCTGATAAGGTGGAACTGAAAATGTCAGATGGCAAGATGGGTTGGTATCATCGGTAACTGAAAGGAAGGAAAACTATGTGGGTAAAAGGAAAACCTGAAAAAAGCGGAAATTACAGGGTTAGATATCATGGCAGGAAAGGAAGAGATGATTACACTACATCCGGTGGTGGTCATTGGTGGAATACAGGCTCTTTAGATAACCCAGAAGAAGTAGAATATGATCCTGAAAGTTTTAGAGAATTATAATCAACTAAACTGAAAAAACAAAAATCTTGTGTATTGATACACAGAAAGGCGGTCTATATGGCGAGAGCGAAGGTAGAAGAGGGTAAGAAATTCATACGGAAGGATATCAGCATGGATCCGGAGCAGTACGAGAGACTTCTGCTGTTCTGCCAGAGGGAAGAGCGGAGTATATCCTGGGTGATCCGGAAAGCACTGGACTGTTATATGGATGTGTAACGGTACACAAGATTTCACAAAACTGAAATTTAGGAGGAAATATGATAAAGATAGGTGATGAGGTGGTAGATATGACAAGTGGGATATCCGGGATAGTGATTAAACAGTATTATCCAACTGCTTGCGAGCAGCAGACAATGATACAATGCGATGACGGAAGAAAATATCATGCGCCTACAAGATATTTTGCAAAAAAGGATTATATTTCTGATTCGGAAATAGATAAGAATCCTTATCTGAACGATGTGGGAAAGTATGCTGCAAAATTTGCTAGAAATCATGGTATTTCAATTAGCGAAGCAATGAGCCAACATATGGTAAAAGCATATGCAGTAGTACAAGCTTATTTTAAATCTGCAACCTGAGACAGAGATATGGAGGTAAAACATGGAACAGAGATGGATACCGGTAGCTGAAAGGCTGCCAGAAGATGGAACATATTTAACAACGCTTGACGGCGAGCTTGTCGGACAGGAAGAACCTTTCACAGGAATGTGCGGAATCGAAAATGGTAAATGGGATGAAGATGGATGCGTTATCGCATGGATGCCACTGCCGGAGCCGTACCGGGGATGTGAGGTGTAGGATGAAACAGTGTTGCGGAACGTGCAAATGGCACAGTTTTGAAAATATCAGTAATGACTGGGTATGCGTGAACAATGACAGCGATTATTGCGCAGACTGGACAGGATATGAGGACAGTTGCGAAGAGTGGGAGGAAAAGGAAAAATGAAAAGATTAACGAATAGCGATAAAGAAATACCAACACTTATAGATAATGAGAAATACTGGTTGAAAGCATATTTCAAATTAAAGGATTTCGAAGATGCCGAGGAACAAGGATTGCTCCTACGGTTGCCGTGCAAGGTTGGAGATACAGTTTATGCACCAACAAGAAATTTTGTTTCAGAATTAAGAATTATACTTATTTCTATCGAGAGAGATAACGTATTTTTCCACTGGAGGCTTAATACTGGTATATATCCAAACTTAAACGGATTTACTGCATCTGATATTGGCAAAATAGTATTTCTCACAAAAGAGGAAGCCGAAGCCAAGCTGAAAGAAATAAGTTGTTTTCAAAATGGAAATAGCTGAAAGGAGTAACCATGACGGAGAATGAAGCAATTGAAGAATTAAAATATGATTGTAACGAACTTGGAAAAGCGATTCCGTGTGATACATCATGGGGAAAATCATTTGAAAATGCTTATGCAATGGCAATCAAGGCACTGGAAGAGGTACAGCAGTACCAGGCAATCGGGGAGGTAAGTACCTGCCGGGATGCCGTAGATATCTGTAGAGCCATGATAGAGCGTGGCATTGAGCCTGAGAACGTAGAAGCCTACATAGTTTTTGAAGATGCGTGTGTGAAGAAAGGCTTTACAATCAAGGGACTGCTTGAATCGAGAGAAAAGCAAACACCAAAGAAGCCAGATCTTGAGGGTGACGGATACGGAGATGATGGGGTTCTTATTTACGATACTTGGATTTGCCCATGCTGTGGAAAACGCTATGAGATTGATTATGAAGAATATGATTACTGCCCGAATTGCGGACAGGCAATAGATTGGAGTGCAAGAAATGAAGATACTGATTGATATTACAGAGGATTTGATAGAAATTGTGAAAGGACAGTGGAATAGATGTTGACACAAAAGGATATTCATAATTTTTTGGTGGAACATATGTCAGTGCAACAGAAAATAGATATTTCAATGAGATGTGGCAATGATCCAAAGAAGATAGAAAAGTCAGAGAAAACTGTAGCGGAATTATGCAATATGATCTGCGGTGCAGGCCTAGAGTATTTGAACAAAAGGATATAATAACAAAACGTCCTGCCGGGACGAATCCACAACAGAACGTTTGTTTGGGATAAACAAATAATACCATGACAGGAAATATATGTCAATGGTCTGTTGCATAAAAATTGCGGTACAGCTACCGACCAAAGCAACCTGTACCGCATCACGTCTAAGGATATTATAGCAGAACCGCTGTCCTTAGGCAAGAGAATGTGGAGGAATGTCCTATGACAGCAAAAGAGAAGGTAAAGAATGATGTATTACTGAGCATGGAAAGCCATGTGGACAGGCAGACGCTTGACCACTTGGAGAGAGTGTTGAACCGGATCCTTTCAGGAGTAGATGTCTCGGAGAGCGAGACACTGCCGGCTACAATAGATGACAGCAATGCTTATGTCTGGAAGCTGTTCATGCTGCGGAAAGCGCCAAAGCTGTCAGAAAGGACTGTTCAGCGGTATGGTGACGTTTTAAAGCATTTCACAGAGTATTGTAACAAGCCATTCATGAAAGTGACCAGCATGGACGTAGAGGTATATCTGTCTGCAATCAGCAGGGATAACAGTGAGACATCTTTGGACGGCCAGCGCAGGTGCCTGTCAGCATTCTTTACCTGGATGAGAAAATCACATCTTATCACAGAGAATCCTTGTGATGAGATTGAACCGTACAAGATCGTTGAGAAGCCTATAGATCATATGCAGCCGGAAGAGGTTGAGCAGCTTAAGACCGGTTGCAGAACCAAGAGAGACAGAGCAATGATCGAATTTCTCAGATCCACTGCTGTCAGGGTAGGCGAAGCTGCACAGATCAGGATATGTGATATTGACTGGAGAACAGGAGAGGTATCTGTATACGGTGAGAAATCCCGGAGATATAGGACAGCCTTTCTTGACAGTGTAGCCCTTAAATTTATGACGGATTACGTCATGGAGCGTGGAATCCCGTTCAACAGTAAGGAAGCGATCTTTACCCAGGATCGGGGTAACCGGCATAAAGGACTTGAAAGGGCAAGCATCCGGGCAGCAGTCTATGGGATCCGGGACAGGGCACATATGGAGCGGCGGGTATATCCGCACCTGTTCCGGAAGACTACCGCAACCAATATCACCAAGAGAGGCGGCTCCGTGCATGATGCCGGAGAGTATATTGGCCATAAGGACAACAGTACGGCTGCAAGGTTCTATACCTTTGTGGGGAAGGATCATACAGAAGAGATTTTTAAAAAGTATGTGGCTATTGTGTGATATAGAAGATGAAGATATAATCATAATATCAATGACATGGAGGAAATTATATGTTAAAAACGTTACAAGTGTTGTGTGGTAATGGGCTGATAGTTGGAATTATTAGTGGAATAATTAGCAGTATTATAGTGACACAGGGATATAGAATGCTGGATAAAAAGAGAGAACGTTTTCTTTATTTAAACAGAATTTATATTTATATAAAAGGATTGCGTTCAAAGTTATCGTTGTATGAAAATGGAGAAATCAGCGATGAATATATAGTGAATATATACAATTATTTAGTGCAAACAGAATTACCCAAAAAAGAGTCGTGGGTTCGGCTTCATTCTAAAGAGAAAAAAGTAACAAACGATTTTAAAAAGTTGTTCGAAAATACTCAAAGAAAAGTGTATGAATGCAAATTTGATATAGATAGCATCAAATCAGGGAAAGACGATCTGCGGAGCAGTGTAGACAAGTTGAAAAATGAAGTGATAATATATGCGATGGAAGCATTTAGAATAGAAACAGAACTTGTGAGTATTGTACGTGAATACTACAAATATTGATTGTTTTTATGGAACATATGTTGCAAGTAGAACAAATAACAGGTATAATTTAATTATATATTGAGCCGTACGGTAATTGGATCGTATGAAGGACTAATTGGAGTCAGGTATCTTCGGATACTTGGCTCCTTTTTTCGTATTGGGGAAGAGATGTACAAAGCACATAGAAATTATGAAAACATACAGAGAGCCATATTTGAGGGCATTGGACAGTATCAGATACCGGAGATAATGTCGGTGGAATATGACGGATGTGACTGGATCGGGTTTAACTATGCCAATGGGGTAAAGGACAGGGAGAAGAAAGGAGTACATTTCTTTCTGGATGATTACCAGTTTATCAGACTGTGGGCGGATCCAGACAGATATATTGGTATGCTGCAACAGTATGCCTATGTAATGTCACCGGACTTCTCCATGTACACGGACTTTCCTAAGGCGCTACAGATCTATAACCATTATCGGAAACATTGGCTTGCAGCGTACTGGCAGGAGCATGGGATCCGGGTTATTCCTACAATCTGTTGGAGTGATAAGGATTCCTTTGAGTGGTGCTTTGATGGAGAACCTACACACGGAGTAGTAGCGATATCATCTGTGGGTACGCAGAACAGTAAGGAGAGAAAGCAGAGGTTCCTTGACGGATATATGGAAATGGTGGACAGGTTGCAGCCTACACAGATTATCTTCTACGGTAAGGTGCCGGAAGAGTGTAAGGGCAATATTGTAAGGATTAAAGCATTTAGTGATAAATTTCATGAGGCGGAGGTAGCACAATGGTAATGAATTTGCAATATTTTGGCGGACGTGGAGCAAGTAGCGGTATAGGGAATGGTAATATTATAGCATTTGGCAAAAAGGCAGACACTGAAAAGTCCTCTGGGTGGGATTATAGAGGAGAAGCAGAAAGAGTGGACAAGCTGATTAAGAATGCGAATGAAGCCAAAAGCGTCAGTCAGATCAGCAGGGCAGCATTATCTCTGATGAAAGAGGATGAGCATATTTCTACATTGATGCGGGAGGCAGAAACTGATGGTGGAGATGTAAATGCATTGCTGACTCTCAGAAGAAAGATAAGACAGCAAAGGAAAAAGACAAGGTTTTAAGGAGAAGGTATAAATGGGCGGCAGAGGAGCCAGTAGCGGCATAAGTGAAAAGGGGAAGCCATACGGGAGCCAATATAAGACTGTATTGAGCAGTGGAAATATAAAATTTGTGAAAGCTAAGACCGATCATACGGAAAGCCTGTTTGAAACACAGACCAATGGAAGGATATATGTCACTGTTGGAGGAAACGATCTGCTACGTATTACTTATTATGATACGGAGAATAAGAGAACAAAGCAAATAGATATGGACCATAGCCATGAGAAGATGATACCTCATACGCATCATGGGTATTATCACAAGGAGAATGACGGGAAGAAAGGGGCAACCGGCCTTTCTGTTAAAGAGAAACGTAGGGTAAAGTTTTTGTAGGAAAAGTTAATAGAAAAAAAGAAAGAAAGCACCG